CCCTTATCTTTTCCTTTTGCTATATTTGTGGAATAACTTTTACTAATTAAATCTTTACTGCAACCAAAAAAAGAAGCTATTTCAGTATTGCTACAACCAAATGATGCTAACTTTTCTACTTGTTCTGTATCTATGTTATATTTTTTAGGTCTTGCCATATTATTTATAAAATTTAAAAGTGCATTCAGGACACTCTATCATTTTATCCTTTTTAGGTTTTTCTTCTTCATCTAATTTAACATCATCTATTTTTAAATCAATATCATCAAATCCCCAGTCTTGCAATTCATCTAATTCAAACATATTAGCAAGAATATCAGTATCCCATTCACCTGTATTAGCATTTAACCTAACATTTAATTCTCTTTCCCTATCATAAGTTAAATCTAATTCAATTACAGGAACTTCTTTTATATTCATATCTTTAGCCACCTTCACTCGCTGGTGACCACCAATGATTATATTTTTTCTTTCTTTGTTTTTATTAACTATAATTGGATCAACTAAACCAAATCTATCTATTGAATCTTTTAAATGTTTATACTGATCTTTGGTTAGCTGTCTAGGATTGTATTCTGCGAATATAAGGGATTCAATATCCCTGTTTATTATTTTATGTTCCATATTCTTCCATAATTTTGGAAGTTAATTTATATAAAATACTTGTATAATTAAAATAATTTGTTTATAGAATTTATATTTCTTCTATTATTGCTTCTATTTTACCTTTTCTACCATATATCTTTTCTGCTTGTATTCTAACCACTTGACTATCATCACAAAAGAAATCTTTATTTAAACAATCTAACAACAGCTTTATATAATTATCAAGATCAGGTCTTGTTGATACATATTGCAAAGAATCATCTTTTAATAAATGCTTATATTTCCCTGTTCTATAATGATATTTTTTATAGGGTATAGTAAATACCACTTTTATCATAATATCTCCAGCAAAGGGTGTTTTTGGCTTAAATTTAACTAATTTGTATTTTAATATCTTTTTATCTTTAGCACTTGGATCATAAGTATGCCCTGATTTTGTAGTTCTATGCCTTGCTTGTGCTTTAGGATTAATATTTACATCAATTTCAATCATTTAGCTTTTATCCTGATCATTTTTGATTACTATAATTACACCTTTTGATTCAAGATATTTAGATTGCTCTGAATTGAACTGTTCTAAAGTTTTATTTTCTCTCAAAACCATATCTTTAATAGGGGTATCATCATCCCAACCTTGTGTAAAAAATTTATCAAAAAAATTATTTAATTCTTTAAAATAAACACCATTATCAAATTTTTCATTGTCTACAAGTATAAACTCGACTGAACTCCAATACTTTTTTGCACTCTGCCTATTCATCTATACAGACTACATACATAGGATTAATATTTACATCAATTTCAATCATTCAACTATTTTAACATAGCAGGGATTCCAACTGCTTTCACCACAATTTGAACTATTAGCATCAAGTGGTGATATAGAACAAGATGCTATTAATAATGTTAAAAGTGCTGTTATATAACCAAGTATAAATAATTTCATATTCATTCTCCTATTTCTATTGAATCTCTTGTGTTCCAAGTTTGAATAATATCTTTTCTTAACATTATAGCAGAATATTTACCATTAGCTAAATCTTTAAAATCATTTATAATTTCTGATTCCGATGTATTTTTTAAAAAATATTTTACCATATCTCTTGTTATCATTTATATCTCCTTTATATTTCCCATAAATCCCAGTCTTTTAATGCTAAAACAAATGCTTCTGTAAATTGATAACCATTTACCCAACTCTTACTACTCATATGTTCTATCCAAGCAAATTGAGATAATTTAGTAAGGCAATTATTTTTTTCAATAAAATATGGTGTTTCTTTGCCATCACGATAAGCAGTAAGATACTTTTTATCGTGCTTCCACGTTATTTTAGGTCTATACTCTTTGCTCATAAATTCATTAATGTTTATTGCTTTCAATTTATATCTCCTTGTTCTAATTCTATTATTCCTGAATTGTAAATTTTATCAATATAGCCTACATATTTCCAATCTTTTTCAGTATTTTTAAATTCTGTTTGTTTAGGCATTTTATCTGTCCAATTCCATCTATAAAAATTGCTAGTTTTATTATCAATTTCTGTAATATTATAAATATAAATCATTTTTTTAGGTTTTGGAACAGCAATTATATATAAAAAATATTTCTGATTATATTTAGCATATTCTTTATTAAATGTATATTTATCAAATTCAATTAATACTCTGTCATAATCTTTTTCTCTAAATTTAATTTCTGCAATATAATTATCATCATAAGCATCAAATCTTGAATATTTATAATCAGCTTCCTTGAGATTATATTTTAATTCCTGATTGACCTTGTTCATAATATATAATTCTTTTTCTTTCATAATTCTCCTTATTAATTTTTAGGGGAGAGTAGCTTACCCTTTTAAGTTTTCGCTATCCGACCTCTCCCCTTCATTATCCACTTCCCTGTCTTGTCTAGTAAGGAATTATCCATTGTTATTTGAAAGCAGATAAGTCTTATAACATATTTTGCAAATATACAAGTTGTTTTTTGTTTTTCTAATTTCTTTTAAATCATTACATATTTCACATATATCATAATAGCTATTAATTTCATCATCTTTTCTTAATAATGCTACTATTAATATTCCCCAACATACACCAACCCAGCACCCAATAATAAATATTAAATAATTAGGCAATTTCTTTATTCCTTTCTGCTATAATTTTAGAATTACAACATTTACTTTCTACTGATTCAGGATTAAAATTATAAGGATCATAGAAATCACCTTTATTACATTTGCTACAATAAGCATAATAATTTCTACCATCAGGCATTTTAAAATTTATTTTCTTTTTAACTCCATTAGATTTATTACCGAAATCATTACCTGCCCATCTTTTTAATCTTCTATTTAAATCCCAAGTCTTTTCCATCTGAAATTTCATCTTGGTATTACTTTTATTAGGCTCTGACCAATAATTATAAAATTCATTTAATAGATCAATATTAAATTGATTGGTAAATTCAAAAACTTGTTTTTTGAATAAAGCACTTTTATCTTTTATATTATTTTGTTTAGTCTTGTTTTGTTTAGTATAGTTTAGTGCTTTAGCATTAGTTGTAGCATTGGTTGATTTTTGCTTGGATTTAGCTGAAGCAATACCACCTAATCTTCCTGCTTCTACTCTTTTTTTCTTCTTTTCATCCATACATTCCAATCTTCTTTTAAGTGATTTAGAATAAAACATTGTATGTCCTTTAATTTCAAATAAATTATAATTTTGTATAATATCTTCTATCTTTTCTTTATCTGTTCTTAAATCAAATGAAATGCTTTCAATATCATTATATGTTAAAATATAATCTTTTTGCTCTCTTAATATTTCTATAATTCCAAAATAAATTCCATAACCTTCCATTCCATATTTCATTCTAACTTTCATTAATCGCTGGTCATTTCTTGCATTTGAATCGTGAGGAAAATAATAAGCATCTTTTTGGTTCATTTTTAATCCTTTCATTAAAATTTAAGAGGGGAGGAAAAAAGTAACCTCCCCTCTTGTGTGCGAGTTAAGAGCTGTTTGGCTCTTTGTTTACTAATGAGATTTCAGATCCGTGTTTCATTTCTACTGTTTCACCTGAAAAAGAATTTGGTATTTTAATAGCCAAGTCCAAAGACTTTTCTTCAGCTTCCTCCTGCGAATCAGCAAAAATATCAACATATATAATTGATCTATATCTCATTAGAAAGGTAAACCTGCTGCATCA